GTGGCAGTTGTGTTAAATAATATCATTACTTATATAACGTATAAAAAATAGTAATTTGTAAAAACAAAAAAAAAGCACCCGATTAAGGATGCTTTCAATTTAAAATAAATATTAATTATGCAGTTGGGTCAATCTGTGCTGCATCTCCAGTTACTGCAGTTGCAAGGAAATATGGTGCAGTTTCTTCCATACCTTCAAAGGTAAGTGTAAACCCACTTAAATCACCCGCTGCTGCTCCAGTTACTACCGTTCCACCAGTACACTCCATACCATTTTCAAACCCACATAAGAAGCTATTACCATAGTAATCTTCTACAACTACATATGGTCTTGCTACTGCAAGTGTTTGTAGTTCTTGTTGCGTTAAAGCATCTAAATAAGTAAGTGTAAGGTTTAAAGTTTGAGTATAAAAAGTTGTTCCATTCTCACGGCTACTTGTTACAGTAGTTTCTAAAGATGAATTTCCTTTTACATCATATTCGTACCAAGTTGGTGTTCCCGTAAACGTTGCTTCACCAGTTGGTGCATCTACTGTAATTGCAGTAAGGTCACCATAATCAGCAAAGTAAACTTTTTTAATGCCACCAAAAGCACTTTTGCAAGGTAGTTTTCTACCCGTTGTTAATGTACAAGCCATTGTTTTTATGTTTTAAAAAAAAAGGGGTGAGCAGATTACCTACCCACCCCTTTCTATTGATTAATTAATTAATTATGCGTAAGATACTATGTCAGATGCAATTCCAAATTGTACTGCACTTGTAAAACGCATTACCATTCTTACATTGTTTGAACCATCTAAATCACCCATATCTAAAGTCTTTACTTCGTTTGTTGAGTTTAAAAGACCAGTTCCAAAGTATAAGTTAGAACGTTGTGCTACATACATTTTGTCATCAGACATTCCTGGTGATACAAATATTTTAACACCGTTTACCGTTAAGCTTCCGTTGTTCCACCATTGTGTACCCATATTAGCAACACCATTTGCTCCTAAACCATTTGCTCCAAATCCACCAAGTGCTTGAACATATAATTTAGCTGCTTTAGTTCCGATGTATAAGAATAAATCTTCTTTACCATATAATGCACCAGGTATTGCATCAACTACTTCTGAAAGTTTGTCAATGATGTTTGCAGATGTAAGTGCTACTGATGTGATTGCCTGTGCTGCTGGAACATCTCCCGCTGTTACTGCTGCTGCAATTAGTTTTTCAAACCCATCAAAAGATGTGTAAGTTGCTCCAGCTGTATCACCTTGCCAAATATTTAGTTCCGTGTTCTGTGCAACCTCTGCTGCTACGTGAGCAATTAAGAAATCAGAAAACTTTGGAGGTAGTGTTTGACCAAGACCAAAGCCCATAGACTGGCTCTCAAAATCGTTTACGAAATCATACTTACAAAGTTGTAAGTTTACTTGTAGCTCTTTTGGTTCAATAATTCTTTCTGTTAATGTGATAGTTGATTGTGGGTCAAAATCACAAGATGCAGATTGTACTATTGCAGTCGTTGCTAATTTTTTAATTACTTCTTTAAAAGCAATGTTTGCCTTTACTGTTAATCCACCGTCATCAATAGTTGATGCAGACAATAAAGCTGCGGCAATATACTCACCAGCAAATTGTCCCGAATATGTAGAATTCACGGTTACGGATGTTGCTAAATTTACGTTTCTTTTATTCATTTTTTATTTGTTTAATTTACTTAATACTCTATCTAGTGTTGTGTTAAATTGTCCTTTGGCAAATTGTACTTGTTTCTTTTGTGGTGTACTTGCTTCTGGATTGTGTTTAATTGGTTTTACTGCTGATAATTCTTCTTTTACTTCTTCTGTTACTTCTTCTGTAAATTCTTCCTTTACAGTACGAGATTTTAATACACCATTTTCAACTCCCATTTCAACATCTTCTTTTTTAAGACTTGCAATGGCATCTTCTAGGTTCTGTATTCTCTTTTCCATTAATTCTAAATCTACAACATCTTTTTTTTCTTCTTCTAAATCTTCAGTTTCTTCAACTTCTTCTTTGGCTGGTACTTCATCAGATACTTCACGAACATCTGCAATAAGACCTTCTGCTTCTACAACTACCAATCTTCCATCTCCTAAAAGATATTCACCTACTGGCATTGCAATTTTTTCATCATCTGTAACAATGAATATTTCATTATCTTTTTCAAAGGCTTCTGCACTTACTACAGTACCATTTTCTAACTTCTGTTCTTCAAGTTTTACCTCGATGTTTAGAAGTGTTTTTATTTCGTTTAACATTTGGTTTGCTTTCATACTATTTATATAACGATTATTAAATTAAAATTTGCATTTTCAGTCTGTTCTTGTTATAACACCTATGCCTTGTGCTTGCATAGAACCATCACAACACTCTATTGAATACCTTTTGGTGTCCCAGCATAAACAAGCACGTCCACCGCCACTAGGTGATGTTCTACTTGGTATAAAGATTTTGTTTTTATTGTTCCTCTGCATTTAGTATATCCTTTATTTTGTTAAGTAAAATATCATCTTCACTCATTAAGTCACCTAGTGTTTTGTCCTTAGGTGTTTCCATTTTGTCTGCAAAGTAACCCTCAATAGAAAAACCCTTAACTTTATTTGTTTTAACATACTCATTCCAAACATCTTCATTGTTTACTTTTACACTTCCCATCCAAGTACCTACTGGTACATCTAAACCATACAATGCAGATTTATCTTGTTCTTTACTTTCTACTATCCAACTTTCAACTAATGTTAAACCATTCAATGCTTGGTTGTGTTCTAGTGTTGAGTTACTTTGTTTACCATTCTGTAAGAACATTTGAGATGCTTTTACGATAGTATCTTTTGAAAAGTATATATAATACTCACCCTCACCACCATTGCGGTAAATAGGCTTATTAGGTATTAATAAAGCACCCATTAGTATCTTCTTTTCTTTGTCTACTTCTGCTAACTTTATTTCTTGGTTCTTTAAAGCAACAAAATCACTTTCAATAGCTGGGCTTTCTACAATAGAAATCGCATCTACTCCAATATCATCTTGTTCTTCATCTAAAATAAGTTCTATTATCTTCATAAATATATAACGTGTTTAGTTTTTAATTTTGCATTTAGATACTTGCACCCTCAATAATGTTTCTATCTAGTTCTTGTGCAGTTGTTACATCGTTACTCACAACGTATGCTCTTGATGGTCTTTGTGTTTGGCTACCTATTGCATCTGCTAATTGTGTTTCACCACTTTGACCTACTACATTAAATGCTGGTGGAGTTGAACCACCGCCACTACTTTGAGTTGGAATAGAACCACCACCACCGCCACTAGGATTTATACTTTTAATTGCTGCAATGTTTTTTGCTGCTACTAAACCAGCTAAACTTGCTTGTACAACTGGGTATGCTGGGAAACCTACTGTTATAGGTGATTTTTGTGCCGTTGTATATGCATTCATAACACCTTGTACACCGCTTATAGTTGCACTTGCTATTGCCATTGCTTTTCCAACCTTACTGTCTTTACCAGCTAATTGTGCAATTTGATTAAATGTGTTTCTTGCATCACCTAATGCTTGTTGTGTTCTTAGTTTTCCAAGTTCCTCATCTTGCTTTGCATTTTTATCTTTTACATCTTGTATTTTGTTTTGATAGAATGCAATTACTTCAGCCTTTTGTTCTTCTGTTGCTTTTAGTCTATCAAGTTCTGCAAGTTTTCTTTCTTCTTCTAAGGCTATTTTTTGCAGTTCTGTTTCTGCATCTGCATCTTCTTGTTTTTGCTTATATGCTTTTTGTATTTCTTGTATCTTTTTTAGTTTCTCATCTACAACAACTGGTTCTTCTTTTGCATCTTTTTTTGCTTGTGCTGATGCTTCACGTCTTGCAGTTAATAGTTCTGTACTTAATCTTTTTTGAAGGTTAAGCCTTTGAGTTTCTAATTGAATTACACTTGCCTCTAATTGTGCTGCTTCATTTAAATCATCTTTGTTACTTTTTGTTAGTGAGTTTTCTGTTAATTTAGCTTGCAATCTTAACTTTGCAACCGCTGTTTCTTTTGCTGCTAAATCTTCACTAATTTTTCCAGCTTCTTCTAGAAAAGCAATTCTTTCTTCAGCGGTAAACTTTTCTTTATTAACTGCTTTCTCTCTTAATCTTGCAATATCTTGTTCTGCTTGTGCCCTTTCAACAATTAATTTTCTTGCTGCCTTTTCTGCATTTGCTCTTTGGTCTGCAATCTTTGCCGCTGCTTTTGCATCTGATGCTACTTCTTCACCAAAATCTTTTACACTTTCAATAGCACCATTTACACTATCTGTTATACTATCAACACCTAGAACAACTTGACCTAAACTATCACCAGCAATCTTACCAGCTTCTTTAAAATTACCTTTAAATAGTTGTTCAACCGCTTTACCTAAGTTTGGTATTAAGTTAATTAACCCCTCAAACCTAGTTGTAATGTTATCTTTTATAAGACTAGCAAAGTCTTTTATCGCTTGTTTAGGGTTCTCAAAAACACTAATAATACTTTCACCTAAATCTGCTAACAAATCTAAAAGGTTGCCAGTAACACTACCAATGACACCAAGTATTTTAGCAAACTTGTTTTGTCCTTCTTCACTTCTTGTAAATGCTTGACCTAATGCAGTAACAGCAATTAATAAAGCACCAATACCCGTTGCTATAATCGCAACCTTTAAAGATTTAAAGCCAGTTGTAACACTTGTTAATGCACCTTTAAAAGAATTAAATTTAGATACAGCACCACCAGTAACTTTATCAAGTGTACCACCCATTTGTTGAGTAGATTTACTTGTTTCTTTTACTTCCTTGTTTACATCATCAACACCTTTTTCTAAACCCTTTAAACTCTTTTGAGCATCTTTAGTGTTTACCTCTAAATTAATGGTTTTTGTTATTGCCATTTTATTTGTTTTTTAAGTAGTTTAATTCCATTCTTTACATTTTTAGGTAAAGCATTTTTTCCTTGTGCTATTCTTATGTTTTCAGTATCACCATCAACAACTTGCAACAAGTCAATTATATTCTTAATCATAATATTGTGTTTAGTAATTCAAATTCTGTTTTACCAGTTGTTAAATCTGTTTTCATTGAATTTATCTTGTACCTATCTTGACCTAGTTCTATTAAGTCATTTAGTTGTAAGTTGTAATATACTTTCATTGGTAGGTAAGCTGTTACTTTTGTTAATCTTCTTTTTTCATTAAACACATCTTGAATATAAGTCTTGTATTTAGTTTCAAATAAAGTGTCTGTAAAGCAAGCTGGGTCTCCGACCTCTCTTACTGTATACTCATTATATTCATTTTTAAAATGTATGTTTACTTTACTTGTAGAGCAATCTAGAGCCAAACTATTTGATGGTATAAAATATCTTGTTATATCATCTTCATCTTCTGTTTCTTCATCTCTTATTCTAATTGATGTACCATTGTTTAGGATAGGATAAAACAATAAAGGTTCACCATAATAAGGTTCAAAATTATCATCTACAAAATAACCATATTGAAAAGTAGTTGATGCTCCAGTACCACTTGGGTTTATATCATACAGTCTTTCATATTGCATATGCTCAAATGGCAATTCAACTTTATAGTTTTCTGTTGGTGCATCATATATTCTATTGTTTAATTTATAACTTTCAGAACCCCATCCAGAATTCCAAATCTGTTCAAATTGTTTTGCAAATAAAGTTCCTAATCCTTTATAGCTAAAATTTATTTCTTTAAAAGGTAACGCAACATCTACTTTTGATGTTTTAGTATCTAAATATTTATCTATGTTAATTGGTGTTTGTGAACCCGCTGCATAATAACTATCTAATGTCCTAACTACTATAATTCCTAAATCATTAACAAAAGCAGTTAAGTTAAACATCTTAAACATTCCAGAAAGAAAATCTATGATTTTTATTTTAGGTATCTGTTGTGTGATATTAAATTCAAATACTGCACTTGTAGAAAATGTGGCTGCATTACTAAATGAAACAGTACCATTTAATGTTTGTTGTTCATCATCTCTTTCTTCTACATCTGCTGTCCACTTTATACCATCAGCAGCAAAGCTAACTAATTGTTCTGAACGTATATCTATTGTATATGTTCCATCATCTAATTCTTGGTTTTGATAAAAGTTATATAAACCTACAATACCATTTTCAATAGTAACACTTCCAGTATTTGTTTCTGTAATTCTTACATCATAAGGTAATAAACTTGTTCCAGCAGTAGGGTTAAATAATAAATCAAAATCATAATTACCATAATCACCAAAAGATGAATTAATAGTAAACTCACCATTACTTACATTTGCGATAGGTGTCATTACATCATAATCGCCAGTTGTTGTTTCTGTCCCTAATTCTGTAACTCTTGTCCAACTTGCATCACCAAAACTAGGTGTTTCTACATTACCTTTTTTTCTGTGTAACCATATAAACAAATCATCAAATTCTTCATTTGTAGTATCATTAAAAAAATCATCTGAAAACACAATATCTGAACCATAACCATTTGCAATAGTATATTTAGCTTCTATTGCACTTATTATAGTTTGTATTCTTAACGCATATTTAAACTGCTTCCAATCAACACCATTTTGTTGTTGCGTACCACTTCCGTGAGGAAATATATTGTTTGTTGTTGCCTCTGGGTCAAACTGTGAGTGTTCACCGCTATTATATATGAGCCTATTTGTATGTGTGATTAAAGGCACAACTATGTTATTATTCCCAGTTGGAAAACCTTGCAGTATATCTCTTATATTTGGATAATCATATACTTGTGAATTATCATCTAATGCACCTAAACTACTTAACAAGTCATCACCTAAAACATCTTTAAGGTTTACCGTATTACCAAAGAAAGTAATGTGATATGTGTGAGCAACATTGTTTTTTAAATCAACACTATTAAGTTTTATTTTACCATTCTTAAAAGGCAAATCATTTAACTCTAATCTTGCATCTGCTTTATTTCTTGCATCAAAACCAAAGTCAATATCAAAATTATAATAGTGCTGAAATATTATATTGTTTTCTTTAGATGCTGGTACTGCAAATGTTTGTGTAAACTCGGTAAACACCTTTGCAATATCCTTTACATTTTGTATTGTTTGTGTAAGTGAAACCGTTTCATCTTTAAATAAATCAACCCTATCAGTACCAATATATAATTGTAATCTACGCATTATCTAATGTTGTTTATATAATCAAAGGCTTCTTCAAACTCCATTGTGTATTCTATTAGTCTATCATTTACGCTTGTTTTAAAAGCTACTGATGAGGTTTTAACTTTAACTGGTATGATTATCCCACTTCCTTTTCTAACAGTCGATAACCAAACGTATTCGCTTAATAACAGTTCTTCAAATTGTTGGTTAGCAAACTCTGGATAATATCCACTACTTAAAGTATGTGTTTGTTTTGCTTGTGTGTTGAATACTTTGTTTGGTGCATTCTGTACATTATATGTAGCACTTGAACCACTTGGATAGGTTATTGTATTTGATTTGTAACC